TATGGTTATATCCATCATCTCAAGATACAGCTAATACTTCAGGTATTTGTGATAGAGTAATTGTTTATAATTATGTAACTGAAAAATGGAGTATTGCAGATGCTTCTGCTTCTACAATTTTTACACAATTTTTAGGAGCTTACACAGTAGAACAAATGGATTTAATTTCAGGAAACCTAGATAACATTAACATTTCTTTAGACACAGCTTTTTGGGATGGAGGACAGTTGTCTTTAGGAGCAATAAATTCAAGTTTTGAGTCAGCTATCTTTTCAGGAGATTCAGGTGAAGTAACTTTAGAAACTTCAGAATTAGAGTTGTTTCCAGGTTTAAGAAGTGATATTACGGAAGTAAGACCGATTGTTGATGCTAACGCAACAGTAGCTATAACCACAAGAGAAAAATTAGTAGATCAACCAGTTACATCTAGTTATTCTTCTATGGTTTCAAGTGGCACAGTTCCAGTAAGACAATCAGGAAGATATATTAGAGCTAACGTAAAAATTCCAGCAGGTACTGCTTGGAAGGATGCACAAGGAGTTAATTTTGTAGCTTCAAGAGCAGGTGGAAGATGACAGATAAAACTGATATAGATAACGTAAGATATAGTTTAGACACACAAGAATTTTTCCAAAGACAAGTTGAAGAAGCAGTAAACGTATTAATTAACGAAAAGAATACAGAAAATAACAAAGCGTTTGCTTGGTTCATTTCATAAATAAAACATGACAACAAATATTAAAGATTACTCAACTACACAAGCATCAAACACAACATTAAATACTATCAATGTTGCAGAGGGTATGCTTCCATCAAATTTAAATAATGCCATTAGAGCATTAATGAAAAACACTAGAGATTGGTTTAACGAATCACAATGGATTGAATATGGAGATGGTTCAGGTACTCCAGTTATAACTTACGTTTCAGCAACTTCATTTAAAGTAACTGGTGATAATTCTACTGCACATTATGTTGCTAATAGGAGAGTTAAAGTTACTGGTTCAGCAACAGGAACAATTTATGGAACAATATCTTCTTCAGCATTTGATAGTGTTGATGCAACTACAGTTGTTGTTGTTTGGGATTCAGGACAACTTTCTTCAGAAGTATTAAGAGTTTATTCAGGAATATTAACACCAACTAACACTTCAATTCCTTCAGGAATTATTGTTACAGCAAATATTGCAGATGGTTCTGTTACAACTCCTAAACTTGCAGATGACGCAGTAACAAATGCTAAAGTAGCAACTAATGCTATTACAGCTCCTGAACTTGCAACGAATGCAGTTACTGAAGCAAAGATTTCTGATAGTCAAGTTACAACAGTTAAATTAGCAGACAACGCTGTTACAACTGTAAAAATTACAGACGATAATGTTACTACAGCTAAGATAGCTGACAACGCAGTTACTACTGCAAAGATTACTAATTCAAATGTTACTGCTGATAAATTAGCTTCTGATTCAGTTACTACTGCTAAGATTTTAAATGCAAATGTAACTACAGATAAAATAGCAGATAACAATGTTACAACTGCAAAAATATTAAACTCAAATGTTACAACAGCAAAAATAGCTGATGATGCAATTACTGCTGCTAAAATAGCTGACGCAGTTTTAATTACAGCTTCTGAACAATCAACATCTACACCTGATGATGTAACAGTATTTACAACGTCTGCTGCTAACAATAGATTTTTTAATGTAGATAGTTCTGAAACAATTAACTCAGGACAAGTATGGTCAGATAGTGATTCGTATATTGCAACAACAGCAGCTATAACAAATAGAATTATAGACTTAGTAGATGATGTTGGTGGATTTGTTCCAATAGCTTCTTACACAAAATTCCCTAATACTAACCCTGATCCTAATGATGGAACAGGAACAGTTGTATCTATTACAGATATGACTAGCTTTACTTATAATACAGGAACAGGTGTTTCTACAAACTCAACAACAGTTGGTGGAACTGCTGTTACTATAACTGGTATTCCTGCAACGATTGGTTCTCCAATTACAGTTGCTTATGGTTTATTAGTTGAAACAACAACAACATTAAATACTTATACTTTTGTAAGATTAGTTCCTATTGCTACAGAAGTTAATACAGTAGCTTCAATATCAGGAAACATAACTACAGTTGCTAATAATACTTCAAACATAAATTCAGTAGCTGGAAATGCTACAAATATAAATAAAGTTGCAACGATAGATTCAAACGTAACTACAGTAGCTGGTATAGCTGCCAACGTAACAACAGTTGCAGGTGATACTGCTAATATTGCTACAGTTGCAGGTAACGCAACAAATATAAATTTAGTCGGAAATAATATTACTAATGTCAATAATGTTGGTGGTTCAATAACTAATGTAAATACAGTTGCTACTAATATTGTTGATGTAAATAGTTTTGCAGATACTTATTTTATAAGTGGTACAGCACCTTCAAGTCCTACAACAGGTGATTTATGGTTTGATACAAGTGCTTCTACTATGAAAGTTTATTCAGGTTCAGGTTGGCAAAATGCTGGTTCTTCAGTAAATGGAACTTCAGCTAGATTTCAATATACAGTTTCAGGAACACCAACGACAGTATCAGGAACAGATGATAACGGAAACACTTTAGCTTATGATGCTGGTTATGTAGATGTTTATTTAAATGGTCTTAAAATGCTTAATGGAACTGATGTAACAGTAACATCAGGAACATCTGTTGTATTTGCTTCAGCTTTACAAGGATCTGATATTGTAGATATTATTGCATACGGAACATTTAATGTTGCAGCTATAAACGCATCAAACATAACTTCAGGAACTTTAAACAATGCAAGATTAAGTTCTATACCAAATTCAGCTTTAGCTAATTCTAGTGTTACTATAAATGGTGCAACTGTATCTTTAGGTGGATCAACTACAATTCCAACTGAAGTAAGACCAACTGTTTCAGGAATAAATCCTGATGTTGTTATACCAAGTGTTCAAACTGCAATCGTTATTACAGGAACTAATTATGTTTCAGTACCTGAAGTAGAAGCTGTTAATTCAACAACAGGTGCTAGAATTATGGCAGACGAAGTTGCTTTTACATCTTCAACAAGTCTTACAGCTAAATTTAATATTTCAACAAATGGTACATATAGAATTTCAGTAGTTAATCCTGATGGTAACGCAGTATTAACAGGATCATTATTAACAGTTTCAACAGGAGTAAGTTGGACTACAGCATCAGGTTCATTAGGAACATTTGGTGGTGGTTCAGCAATTTCTGTAACTGTAGCTGCAACAGCAGATAGTACAATAACTTATTCTATATTATCAGGAACATTACCTGGTGGATTATCTTTAAATTCAAGTACAGGTGTGATAAGTGGTACAGAGACAGGAGCTTCTGCTGATACAACTTATAACTTTACTATAAGAGCTACAGATGTAGAACTTCAAGTTGCAGACAGAGCTTTCTCAATAGGTTTAACTTTTGCAATAAACAACTCAGGACAATTTAACTAGGAATATTATGGCATCAACAAAATTATCAAAAACATTAGGAACACCAACTAATAATATTAAATGGACTTGGTCTACTTGGATTAAAAGAAGTAAAATAACAGCTGCCGTACAAAGAATATTTTATGCTTTAAATGGTAGTAATTACACAACAATTCAATTTGATGATGAATACAGGTTACAATGGTTTAATCAAATAGGAGGAGCCACAGATATGCAACTTATAACAAGTAGAAAATTTAGAGATTCTAGTGCTTGGATGCACCTTGTATTTGTTTACGATAGTGCAAACGCAACAGCAGCAGACAGACAAATTATATATGTTAACGGAGTAAGAGAGACAGCTTTTGCACAAGAAAATACTGCAGGTTCTAGTGTAACAACAGCTATTAATCAAGCAGTATCACATGAGATAGGTGCAGGAAGTGGCTCATATTATGATGGTTCAATGACTCATGTTAATTTTATAGATGGAACAGCTTACCCAGCTACAGCATTTGGTGAAGTAGATTCTACATCAGGAATATGGACAGCAAAAACTACACCTTCAGTAACTTATGGAAATAATGGTTTCTTTTTAAAAATGGAAAATGCAAGTGCTATGGGTACAGACAGTTCAGGTAACTCAAATACTTTTACAGTATCAGGAAGTCTTACAAAAAATCAAGACA